TTCCGCCGCCAGCCCCTCGTCGAGACGTGTGAAGTGGTCGTCGGATATAACGATATGTCCCGACAACGTATCGGAAAGCTGTTCCACCTGCCTCTCCAATCGAACGCCGTCGTCCTGACCATATTTGCCGTTCAATCGGTCGGGCAGTTCGTCTACCTTGTCGAGCGCGATCTTATCCTCGTCGCGATGCACGAAACTGTCGAAAAAATCGGAAAACTGTTCCGCCGTCGGATATTGCCCGCGTCCGAACCACTTTCGGAGCAGCGAGCGTGCACGTATTGCCATTGTCTGAGTTTTTTTATTTTATTCGCATGATATAAGCAAGTACGTAATACGGCGGACGGTTCTCATGTGCGAGGCCACTGCCAGTGGCTGATGTAGCATGTTCTTTATAAAGTAAATACTTGCAGTCGGCGCTTGCGCCATAAGTCCCCACGGAGGGGTCTATCTTATCAGCACCGTCTATACCCCCAGAACCGTACAGCCGTTCATTCTGGTAGTAGTCTTTGAAACTATGCGTGTGCGAGGGCATTTCTCCGGCAGAAAGCGTATGCTTCTTTTCGCCGCCGGCGCGACCGGGGCTGTTGTAATCACTGTCCGTACTGTTGTACCCCACGATGAACCGCCCGCGCAAATCCGGCAGGCGGAAATACCCGAACGATGTCGTCTGCGGTCGTCCGTTGCAGTCAACCGCTTCGTTATATTTGTCGCCGAGAACGGCGTACAGGCTGTTATACAAGCCCTGACGCAATGCACGTCCGTCGCAGAGTGCGTAATTTTCCGGCACTTCGCCTCCAGCCCATATCTCCACCGTCCCTATGGGCGACTGCTTGATATTCGCCAATGCCGTCCGCAGGGTTTCGATTTCCACCGTGAGTTCCGGCAGCGAGCGCGCCTCGTGAAAGTCACTCCATCTGTAATTTTCCGAGCCGACCCCGGCGGCGAGCGAGCGCCGAACGTAGGCCTCCGGATAGTCGTAACCGTGCGCCTGCACGGAGATTGTTTCTTGTTTAAGGTACATGCCCCCGGACGTTGAGCCGCCTTCCCAGAACAGCACCTCGCCCTCCGGATGGTCTTTAGTTCGCAGAAAGACGTATCCCTCCCCGCGCTGCGTTTCGTTAAGCGGCTCGCATCCCAGCAATACCGCCTTATCTCCAGCCAAATTGCCGATAATAGAGACTATATGAGCATTTGTCTGGATGTAATCCAGCATTTCACAATCAGCAGGAAAGTCTTTGTTGGGTTGCAGTAAATATCTGCCTTGTGTCTGTTTCATTTCAGATGTAGTTTATTGAAAATCGTTTTGATGCCAGCTTATATGCGTCGACGATGGCTCTCAGCCTTTCCGTATCGACCGCGTCGTACAGTGCGACGGGAATGTTCACCCAAAAATCGTAACCGTTCTCTCCGCTGCCGCGTCGGTATAACGTCATACTGTTGTCCGCATTTCGCGACGGCACCAACGCCGCCATACCCATGTCTCGGCAGTAAAGGGTAAGCAAATCCATGTTTGCCGTACCGTCGGTGATCGTAATTCGCCGCTCGATAGGGTCGAACTGGTCGTTCAGCACTGCCCGCAGGTAGCAAACCTGTCCATTATGCGACAATCTGTATTGCTTGTTCTGACGCCAGCGCATGAAATTTCCGTACACGATGTTTACACCCTGCACCATGCTTTGAGCAAAGGCGGCAATCAGTGGCTTGCGGTAGAAAGTAGGCAGTAACAGCAACGCCAGACGCTTTATTTTAAGGTCATAGAGGCTCATCAGTATGGGAACATATTTATAGTGAGACTTCCGACCATGAAGTAGCCTGCCTGAGGGATATAACGCGCGTCTATCGGCACGGCTGTCACGGCTGTCGCCTCACCGTTTGCAGAAGTCGATGCACTGCGCAGTTCGGGAATTTTGACACCCTCGACCATCTGTAGCCTGTCTACGAGTGCCATGTTCGTATATTCGCCGTTGAACGGCAGGTTTTCTATGTATTCCTTGATCGCCGCGCGACAGGCATTCTCCACCTGCTCGGGCAACAACATCGGGTCGTAATAGATATCCACATCGCAGTTGAATGTGTCCGCATCGATATTTACTAATTCTATTCGGACGCCGGCATCCTTTATTTCGGCGATGTATGCAGCGAGCTGTGTCTCTGTTTCCGCATCGAGAGGACACCGTTCGCCATTCTTTTCTCCGGCAACCTTGATCGTCAGGACAGATGTGTTTTTGTTTTCGGAAGCCGCGGCATGTTTTACAACACGAGCGGCTTCTATATCGTCCTCGCCCATGCCGACAGTATCGTAGGTATCGGTGTCCGGAATAAGGGTCTTGTCTTTCATAAAGGCCAGCACCTTATCTCTGTACCATTTCGGGCGGTGAGGCAGTATCTCTTCGATACGCTTCTCCACATCCGTTTTGTGCTGGTCGAACAGACACTCCAGAACCCACGTAGCGCAGGCAACGATATAGAACAGCAGACTTTCGATACTTACCCTGCTGAAATGCGACGTAAATGCCGCACCCGCTTCAAAGCCATAAGCACGCGCAACGTCCGAATTACGCATGAAGTCCGCCGCAATGCTTTCCTTTATTTCCGCGATTGTCCTTGCCATCTCTTTTTAACTTACTATAAAGTCTATTTCAATACCCATAAAATTGATGCCCTCTTGTGCCAGTGCGGACATCTCCTCCGCACTCAATGCAGTGGCGGGTTCTATCTTCTGTACACCGTAACGGCGTACCGTCTCGGCATTCTCAACGGGTACGGTATCGAGTACCTGCCCGTCCTCCAAAGTGTCCGTAATGCCTATGTCGTTGGCCGCCGAGAGCCTGAACGCAGCCTCCACGCTGCCAGCCGTCTGTACGGCCATATCCAGCAGGCTCTGCCTGTCCTTTGCCTTGACTTCCATCACTCTACCGTTATAACGTTATCTTCCGAAACGCTGATCCTCTGTACTTCAAGACCGCAGACTTCCAGCATCTTCTTGACCTCTCCGCGCCACATCACATCCACATGGCCGCCCAGCATCTTCGTCACTTCGCCTCCGATAAGCGGACACTCTTTCCACTCGCCGCGCATCGATACAAGAACGCCCTCGGCAATCTGGCTGTCTGTATCGCCTATCACGACACTGCTGTGCTGCACGAGCAGGTCGCCGCTTTCCGCATCTATCAGTATACCGTTCATCAGTGTTTTACTTTTCCATTTTCATAATCGCTCCGCTGGGTGAGCGTAAGCGGAGAGTCTGCCCACGTAGAGGCAGCAAGTTTCAAGGCCGCTCCGCCATCGTTCGGAGTTGTCACCCACGCGGAAAACACGTTCTTAAGCGTGTTGATATCTTTCTCTATGGCATTGATACGCTGGGTAAGTTGCTCTGCTTTGACCATGCCCCCAAAACTGCCGCCGTTGAGTATTACTCCCTCGCCGGTAAGTTCTGCGCTGGTGTCATCGCCCATCCGCACGTGCACACCCTCCTCGTCGGCCTCGATGCGCGCGGTGCTTTCACTGATGACCACCTCTACACTCTCCACATCATCGGTCAGCAGTACGACCCCTGCACTGCCGTCGGCCACGAAACCTACCACCACGTAACTGCCCACGCGGGGGAAAACCACGATTCCGAATTTGCTCCCTTGATTGGCCTGCAAATTCACGCCCAAGAGCGGCGCCCCCTCATCGAGGGGCGTGCAGTCTACCGTGCGCGCATCCTTATCCACTGCGTCCACCGTACACACGAGGCTCACCGTTTGCCGACCGCCTTGCGCCAACTGTCTGATTGCATCTTGTATATTGCTCATTCCGCTACTCTCGCCCCGAGCGTGATTTCCTGCCGGAAACCGCCCGTACCGTATTTGATGACATTTTTCCTGACCTGATAGACGCCTTTCTTTTCGCCGTCTATCTTTACGCCGACGGTATCCAGCTTATCCACCAGCCGATAACCGAACGTCGTGAAACTGCCCGTAAGACCGTCTCGTTTCAGGCGTTTTATCTCCTGTTCTACCCACGCCCGCAGTTCGCTTTCGTTCTTGTTGTAGGTGTGGAGCGTGCGGTGTTCGCCGTCCGCATCGCCGACCTCCACCTTTATTTTCTTATTGTCCGGCATCAGACTGATCGCTTTGATGCGCAGGCGCATATTCTCGGCTTTCTGCTGTTCGAGGTTCTGGTCGTCGATGATGTTCACGCCCGTAGCGAATACCTGCGTCGGGCGGCTCTCGCGCTCGAACAGTACGCCGCAATACAATACGGGCGCGCCCTCTTCGTATCGGAAGAAACTGCGGATGCCGTTTTCGTGCAGGTGACCGAGCAGAGCAGCAACCGTATCGGCGGTGACGCGGTACTGGCCGAGGTTCTGTTCACCCATAACTTTGATGTCATAGGAAATGCCCTGCTCCTGCAACAGCGTTTCGATGGTTACGTTTTTATAGGCTTTTTTCTGTGCGGGCATCTGCTTGAGCTTGAACATCTCATTCTCGCAAGTAATGACTACAGGGGTCTTGAAACCTACATCGCGCACGTAACCCATAAAGGCCAGCTGCAAGTCATCATTGTAACCGAGCCACACCTTTACTGCATCACCGCGCTGTACGGGGATTTCCGCAGTACCGTCCCACTTGATTTTTTTCGGCAGCGTCAGACGGCATTCGTCCGTCAGCTTTTCGGTGTCGCGGGTGATCTCCACCTCCGTGACCTTATCGATCAGCCAAGACTTCGCGCCCGTGATTTCTATTTTTGCCGTCAACCTGTACATCGTTTGAATGCCGTTTAATCACTGTTTAATACTCCGTGCTATACACGTTATACTCGCCGTCGCTCACTGCGGAAATACTCACGCTTTGATAATTGCTTGCCGTGTCCTGCGTGACGGAAAAACTCTTTATCACGATGCTGCCGATGTCGAACAGCTCCAGAAATGCGCTATGTACCTTGATGGCCGCCTTTTCATCCAGAAAGGCGCGCAGTTCGCGCAGGCCGTCTTCGGGGTACTCGTCCACGATGACCCCGTTTCGGACGGCGGCTACACCGACAACGATATTTATCTGGTAGTCTCCCTCGTTGATGTACTCTTTCACCGTACCGTCCATGCCGACCATCTGTGTGGTCACGATGTTTTTCGCGCGACTGACGGCACAAACCGCATCGTTTATTACAAGCGTCTTGTTATCCTGCGTGCGCAGCGTAAGTTCACACAGCACATAACGCCCCTCCCAATAGCTTTTATCGGTTATCGGCGTAGGCAAATCGCGGGTCGCAATAGCTCCGCCGCGACCGTTCCAATCGGGCGACTGTCCCGTGCGTGACGGCTGCAGCCTGTACAAAGTACCTTTCGTCTGCGTGGCTATGCCTGCGGCCACGAATGCGAAACTTACCGGTGTCATAACTAAATTGCCAAGTTTACATCGTTCAATGCGGACAGCAAGGCTTCTGAAACCATGTCCTTGACCTTGCCCAAGTCCTCCGATAGGTTGGTGGTGTGTATCTCGAAACGCTCTACCAGCCTGTCCACGTTGATCGTTATATTTCTAATCTTCCCACTGCCGTCGGATTTGCCGCCTGTTGCCGTGCCGAGACTGCCGCCGGTAGGATCGGGAGGGATTACAACGGGGACGTCCACCGTGGGAACATCTACGGTCGGGGCATCCGGGTCGGGGTTCTCCTCTTTCTTCCGCTTGGCTTCCTCCTCCTTTTTAGCCGCAGCCATTTCCGCATCGTAGGCTTCGTTGAACGCCTTGCCTACGTTCTTGCCGAAGTCCGAAAATCCGCCTTTCAGTCTGTTTATCGCATCCTTGATGCCTTGCCCGTCAAGCGAGAAAGCAGCCACGATAAGGTCGCCTATCGAGCCGAAAACATTTTTTGCCAAGTCCCAAATGCCTTTGAATGTGGCGACGAACGCTGCCCCTATACCTTTAAGCACCGCGCGGAATTTCGCTGATGTATTCCAGAAGTATGTGCCGAGAGCCACCAGTGCGGCAATGGCCGCGGCTATCCAACCGATAATCGGAATGCTCTTAATAGCTACACCCACGGCACGACAGGCCGACACGGCGCTGACCCTGAAAGCCGTGAATGCCCAAAGATACGCTGGAGGCACTTGAAGCGGCTGGCATCGATGTTATCAGACTTGC